ACAGGACGTCCATTCCCGGATACCAGCGAACCGTTGACGGTGTGGTCGCCCAAAGAGCCAAAATTATCAGGGACAATTTAGAGAAACTCATCAAAGGCAAAGCGGTGAACTTAGGGTTCAAACGTGTTGGCTGAAAATCTAAATCAAAAATAATGAGCATCCGTAAAACAATCAGAGACAACATCAAGGCGACTTTACTGGCCGACCCAACGGTCGCGGCGCTTGTCGGCACTGACGTTGTAATCGGGCAGGAAAACGTCACCGAATCGTCGTCGTGGCCGGCGATCTACATCGTGCCGGTTCGCGACGAAACGGACACGCACACGTTGAGCGTTCCTCGCCAGCAAATGCGTCAAATGACCCTCACCATCGAATACTGGGTCAAGCCGGCTAATGACGCGACTCCGGTTGAAGACGAAATTGACACCGGGGCAGACGCTATTGCGGACGCGATGCTCGCGGACACGACGCAAGGCGGAGCCTGCCAGGACACTCTTTTGACGAGCTTGGATTATATGATCGAGGGTCGCGAAGATTCTCGATACGGCGTTGGCCGAATTTCTTTCACTATCATTTACTTCACCCGCGAATATTAAAACTTAAATCATCATGGCAACATCACTAGGCAAAGCCGGCTACCTGCTCGTTTCGGCAGTCACCGCCGTTGAACTCCGTAACTATCAACTCACCCGGACTTCCGACACCACGGAGGACACCGTCATCGGCGACTCGTGGAAGACCCGGAAGGCGACGCTGAACGACTTTAGCCTGAGCGCCTCTTTGTTTTGGGACGCTTCCGACGACCCGGCGCAAGTCGCGGCCTCGACCGCAATCGACGCAGGCACGGCAGTGACCGTCGTTCTGTATCCCGAAGGAACTGATGCCGGCGACACGTATTACAGCGGCAGCGGCATCGTGACCGACTTAGGTGCGTCGGCATCCCACGACGGCATGGTCGAGCGCAGCTTCTCCCTGCAAGGCACCGGACCGTTGACTGAATCCACCGTCTAAAAATATCAAATCCCCTTTTTATAATGTCTGAAGCCATCGACAGAATCCGCGCTCACTTTGACGCAATCGCAAAACGAAAAATCGACGTGCCAGAATGGGGTCTGGAAATCCACTCGACGCCATTGACGATTGCAGAGCGAGCGCGGATTTATCGAGGGCTTGCAGACGACGACAGCCACACGCCGCTCGTCAGGGTTCTGATCGTCAAATCGATGGACGAGCAGGGGAACCCGGTATTCAGCAAAGCCGACGAAGCTCATTTGCTGAATCATGCAGACCCGCAAATTATCGTGCGCGTCGCATCGGAAATCCTCAGCAATGAAGCACCGGATGCGCGTGAGCTGGGAAACTCCTAAAGTCCGCCGAGGGGTCGGACGTTGTCTTTACCTACACCCTCGCCGCCCGACTCGGGATGACCGTGACACGGCTCCGCGAGGAAATGCCGGAGCATGAGCGGGAAGGATGGCTGGCATACTACAAATTCGAATCGGACTTAAAACGAAATGGCTGACGTAAACGTAAATATCAAGTCGATCGACAACACGAACGCGGGATTCGCGAGTGCCAATCGCAATTTGAAACGCTTTTCTAACTCTGCGAAACAAACGACGCAGGGACTACTTGGCACAATAACAGGAGCTGGTCTCGGTTCGGCGCTCGGTTCGGCGTTAGGTTTGAACCTTCAAACTATTGCCGACGGCGTAGCGCGGATGATTACGGGCGTAAGTAAAGAAGCCGAAGACGCATTGGATCAAATCGTCACGAGCACAGGTCGTATTGCCGACATTACGATTGAAAGGATGAACCTCCGATTGACTAAGGAACAACTGTTAAACAATGCGAAGAAGGAGGCGCTTCGACTTGACAAACAAATTGCCGAACTCCGAGAAGCAGCAGAGACCAAAAGAGAAACGTCAGCACGACGAACTATCAAGGTTCAAAAAGCAACAGAGGAACAGGTTGCAGCGATCGTAAAACTGGACGAAGAAAGAGCTGAGATCCAACTGAAAATCGACAAAATGAAAAAAGATGCAGAGGACTCGGAAAAAGCTAGGTTAGACCGACTGCGCGAAACGCTAGGACAAACGCAAGATGCAGCCAATCAAGCACTGGCTCCGCTGCAAGGGACGACGCTAAAAGGTCGCGAGCAGATCGAAGCATTGCGAGCAAGTTACGGAAGACTCGTTTACGATTTGACAATGTTGGAAGGCGACGAAAGCGCAAAGGGTTTAGAAACCAGAATCGAAAAAACAAAGGAGCTTGCGTTGGTTGCGACCGCGTTAAATGCGGCGCAAATACAAGCGCTCGAAGGTCAAAGGCAAGCGGCGGAAATCCTCGGAGAAGGCTTTGAAAAGGCCATCGTGAACGGAGAAAAGTTTTCCGACGTTCTCAAGCAGATCGGAAAAGACTTGGTGCAACTCGTCATTCGGAGGTCGATAACCAATCCGCTCGTTGACGCGATCAGCGGCTTTAATTTCGCCAGCTTGCTAGGCAGAGCCACGGGCGGACCAGTCTCCCGCGGTAGCCCATATATGGTTGGAGAAAACGGTCCCGAAATGTTTGTTCCGACTCAAAGCGGCAACATAGTTTCGAACGAGAGAATGTCGGCAATGGGAGGGTCTACTTACTACATCGACGCACGCGGCGCGGATCGTTCCGGTTTCGCTCGACTCGAACAAATGATTCAGCAAACCCAAGCTAGCATCCAACCCATTGCGCTTCAGTCGGTCGTCAGCGCGTCAGCCCGAGGGATGATCTGATGGCGATCACGTATCCAATCACGCTGCCAACTGCGCAGGGATTTTTCACGGTTTCGATCCGACCGTTCTCTCGCGTCGGCGTTTTCGCTTCAGAGTTTACCGGCCAACAGCAAGTTTACGCGCACGCCGGGCAGTTTCTGATTTGCGACATTTCGTTTCCGCAAATGAAGCGTTCCGACGCTGCTCCGATCATCGCCGCGCTGCAATCTCTGCAAGGCGCTCGCGGCACGTTTTATTTCGGCGACCCACAGTGGTATGAGCCGCAAGGGGTCGGGACCGGGACGCCTACGATTAACGGAGCAACGCAAACCGGGACTACTCTCAACACGACCGGGTGGACAAGCTCGCAAACCGGCATCCTCAAGGCTGGCGATTGGATACAAATTGGCACGGGATCGACGAGGCAACTTTGCATGATCCTGGTTGACGCGGACAGCGACGGAAGCGGACAAGCGACGCTTGAACTGTTTCCGCGCGTGAGAACAGCTTTCGCCTCCGGCACTTCGATCACCGTTTCGAATCCCAAGGGAGTTTGGCGATTGGCCGGCGAAATGGACTTCAGCCAAGTTGTGGGCGGCATCACCAGTCTTAACACGATCAACGCAGTCGAGGCTTTTTAGTATGGCACGCGATCTAACATCGGGCGCCATCACTGCAATCACGTCTGACGTGGTTGCTCCAGCGCTTTTGGTTTCCGCCGAATTTGACGAAGGCGAGGTCAACATTTGGAGCGGATACGGTGATTTCGTTTATGACGGCAAAACTTTCAGCGGAGTCGGTGATTTCGGGACGATTGGAGACGTTGAAGAATCCGAAAGCATCCAAGCGAACGGCGTCGTGTATACGTTGAGCGGAATACCGTCATCGCTGATCTCGGCTGCGATGACCTATCAATATCAGGGCCGACCAATCAAAGCATGGGTCGCGTTTTTCGACGTTTCAACAAACGCGCTAATAGCCGATCCGTATCAGCTTTCTGCCGCTCGGATGGACACGATGACGATCAACGAGGGTAGCAAAACGGCAACCATTGCGCTCACCGCCGAAAGCCTGTTAATCGATCTAAACCGCCCGCGTAATCGTCGATATACAAACGAGGATCAAATTGCGGAATACCCGGGTGATGTATTCTTCGAATACGTCGTCAGCCTTATTGAACGCGACGTTACGTGGGGCGTCAACACAGCGAAAAGCGGATCGAGCAACACAGGTCCATACGCATACGATGAGTTCTACACCCAAGGACGAGGATGAGAATCAACAATTGGCCCTCCGCTTTAGTCGATCACATCGACGCCAACCGTAAAACGCTCTTCGCGTGGGGCTCGCATGATTGTATGCTTTGGGGCGCTTCGTGCGTTGAGGCGATTACGGGCATCGATCCAGCCGCCGAGATTCGCGGGACATATTCAAGCGCTCTCGCCGCGTATCGCATAATCGAAAGCAACGGCGGGTTTGATGAAACGGTAGGCGCATTTATCCCGGGCGGCGCAAAAACGCGAACGCACCGGAACCTTGCCATGCGTGGTGACCTTGTAACAACGACGGACGACCGCGGGCGCAAGGCGCTTGGCGTTTGCGACGGTCTCTGGGGGGTTTTCCCCGGTCCGGCTGGCTTAACCTTCATCAAGCGGGCGGATCTCGATTTGCTCGCGTGGAAAGTCCTTTGATATGCCTCCCGTAGTCGCAGCCGTCGCCACGTTCGCAGCAAACGCAACAATCGCAATCACCGGGAGCTCGATTGCGGGCATCACCGTTGGAAATTTCATCGCAGCAAATGCAGCACGATTCGCGCTACTCGGCGCGGTCGCAACGTATTCGTCTATTAAGCAACGCAAGGTGTTGAAGGCTGCGCGGGCTGCGCTCAATCAAGGCCGCACGGTTATGGTTCGCCAGCCGATTTATTCGCGGCAATTGATCTACGGACAAATCCGCACTTCGGGACCGATGACGTTTATCGATGAGACGGGAACCAACAACGAGTATTTGCATTTGATCGTGCCGCTGGCTGGTCATGAGTGCGAAGAGATTACCACGGTTTACTTTAACGACGAGGCTTTGACTCTCGATGGCAGCGGCAACGTGACCTCGCCGTCGAAATACGTCGGACACGCTCGCGTGAAAAAGCACCTCGGAAGTCCAACGCAAACTGCCGACTCCGACCTTGTTTCAGAGTCACCCCGATGGACCTCCTCTCATCGAGGTCGAAGCGTTTGCTATGTATACGTCCGGCTCAAGTGGAACACAGAGGTCTACCCGAGCGGGTGGCCGAACATTTCGGCGTTGGTCAAAGGAAAAAAGGTTTACGATTCGCGAACCGCGACAACGGCATGGTCTGCAAACTGGGCTCTTTGCTTGGCGGACTACCTAACAGATACGCGGCTCGGACTGGGAACGGATTTGGCGGACATCGACGATACCGCGTTGCAAGTCGCTGCGAACATATCGGATGAGAGCGTTACGCTTAACCCATCGGGAACGGAAGCGCGTTACACTTGCAACGGGCAGATAGGGGGCGATACCACTCCGGGCGATGTCATTGATCAAATCGTGCGAGCGGGCGCAGGCTTTTGTGGCTACATCGGCGGCAAATGGGTAATCCATGCGGGCGCGTATCGGACGCCAACCGTTGGACTCGACGAAAATGATATTCGCGCACCCTTGAGCGTGCAGACTAAACTTTCGCGAGCGGAGAATTTTAACGCGGCCAAAGGCGTATTTACTTCGCCCGACAACGACTGGCAGCCGACCGACTATCCGCCCATTACTAATTCCACGTATGAAACTCAGGACGACGGCGTGCGAATTTATCAGGATTTTGAATGGCCGTTTACCACAAGCAACGCGACCGCGCAGAGACTTTCCAAGATCGCGCTTGAGCGGGTCCGCCAGCCGATAATTGTAAATCTATCGTGCAAGCTCACGGCGATGCAGGTTCAAGCGGGCGATAACGTAGAGCTTACGATTTCCCGCATGGGTTGGACGAGTAAGGTTTTCGAGGTCGTCTCCGCTACGTTCGCACTCGATCAACAGGGCAACGGTCCCGCGCTCGGTTACGATTTGATTTTGCGAGAGACTGCAAGCGGAGTATGGGACTGGAACGACGGCGAGGAAACCGAAATAGACCTTGCGCCGAATACAAACTTGCCGGACCCGCGAAACGTCGCAGCGCCGACCAGTCTGTTGCTTGAGTCAGGCTCCTCCGAAATCTTCACGCAAGTCGATGGGACGGTGATCCCTCGGATCAAAGCGACTTGGACATTGCCAGCCGACACGTTCGTGCAATCCGGAGGATACATTCGCACCGAGTTTATTCGCACATCCGACATTCCAGTGGACCCTGCCGACGCGGAGTGGATACCGTGGACGCTGGTCCGCGGAGACGTCGTGGAGGAGTATTTTACGGACGTTGAAAGCGGCGTGAACTATTCGATCCGTATTCGTTCCGAAAACACGTTGCGTGCGTCCTCTGCTTGGGTCAGCGACACGATCACGGTCGGACAGAAAACAAGTGCGCCGGGCGTGGTGACGGGCATTACTATGGTGGCAGGCAACGCATCCGGTTACGACGGCCCTTCGCAATACTTTTTCGGGTTTCTCACCTACGCTGCGATTATCACCTTCGACCCGCCTAGCGATTCCGATATTTCATACTACGAATATGTTATAACCGATGTAGATACCGACGCAGATGCTGACTCGACTCCGGCACAAGTCGCGCATGATCTCCGGATAGAATACAATCACGGCAACAGGGGAATATCTCAACCGTGGTATCTTCGCATTCGTAGCGTAGACAGGACAGGGAACGCTGGAAACTGGGCTGCATTAGGGTCCGATATACGGAATTTCATAGGTTTTGCTGCTGGGAATTTGAGTGAGCAAAATTCCGACGACGTTAGCACTTCCGGCATTTCTACAGGTCAAAGCGGGTCTCCCACTAAAGTGCTTGCTCGCCATTCGGGATACACCACTAAAACTCTTGCAGGAGGTTCGCCAACCGAGACGTTCGACATAAGTCTTTCGGGCTTGGGTTTCTCTACTTCGCCGGACGGCGGATCAGTGCAATGCAATAACGTCAATTTGAAAGCGGGATATAACAAGGGCGACCCGGCAAGCACCTCAACGAACGCTAGATGCTTCGTCGCAACTATCGATGGAACCAATATTCCATCTGGCACTTACGGCTTTAACTTTATATTTGAGGAAGACTAATGGCTTATAAAAAAAAGGTAGCAATCAACTCGGGTTATCACGCGGAATACTGGCGTTTGACTGAATGGAGCGTCAACCGGGTTCGACAAGGCGGCGAAGCATTGGCGACCTTCCGCGTATACCGAGACAAGGACTCGGCTCTTGCTAGCGCGATGCCCGCGTCTCATCAGGTTGCAAAGCTAAAGCTGACCGGCGAGGATTTCGCGACGGTATTCGGTCCTAGTCGAGACGAAACGAAAACCGATCAAGCTTTGCTTTACGAGGCTGCTGATAAAATTGGAGTCATTTGCGATTTCGGTTCCGACATATTCCAAACTGCGCAAGACGTTTGACGCACTCACCTTTTGACGACTCCGGCAACCATAGGAAATGAACCCATTTATCGGACTCGACACAGCGACCTTGCAGA